GTCCTCGAATCAGATATAACAAATACACAAAGAGATGTTAACAGAGTAAAAACACAATCAAAAGTATGAAAGAACTACCAATAGTAAAAGCAATCCTAACGGATGACAATCAAGGACTTAAATTCATGTCCGCTGTTGAATCCCCTGCCATAATGGTTAATTGGGTTAAATTCAACGATGAAAAGCCTATTAAAATGGCTATACAAAACGAAGAGCAACAAATAGTATTCGCTCCTGCGTTAATTCCTGACTTACCTATTTACAGGAATCATAACGGGCGTGAGTTTTATTTAATGTTCGATAAAGAAACAATTGAACAAATCGCTCTTAAGTTTGCTAAGGATAATTTGTTAAACTCTATAGACTTAAATCATGATGGAATCAAGTTAAGCGGAGTTCAAATATATCAATCCTTTGTAACTAACGAACACACAGTAGATAATGTTAAAGCATTTGAAACGCTTCCAATAGGTACTTGGTTCGTAGGTGCTAAAGTAGACAATCAAGATGTATGGCAATTAATTAAAGAAGAGAAGTTGAATGGATGGTCTATTGATGGCTTATTTGAGTTTAAAATAGATGACAACTTATCGGACAATGAAATAGAGCAAATGATTGATGAGGTGTTAAATAGCACCAAAAACTAAACAAGTGGTATTTAACAATATATGGAAAAAAGTCTACTAATCGAAAAGGTAAAAGAGTTCATCGTAAAGTTGACCTCTCAGCCGGTAGCAGAGCCTGTTAAATTGGGTGAAGCTATGACCAAAGATGGTCAAAAAATGTATTTCGAAGGGGACACACTTGCAGAAGGTTCTAACGTATTAGTTGAGAATGAAGCAGGCGAAAAGATGCCAGTTGCTGATGGAGAATATCTGTTAGAGAATGGCACTAAGGTAGCAGTAAAAGACTCTAAAGTCGCTACTATCGTTGCTGAAGAAGAAACTAAGGATGAAGAACTTCCTGTAGAGAAACCCGAAGAAAATAAGATGGCTCAAATAGAGTCACAAGTTGCTCAATTACAAAAGCAAGTTGAAGATTTAACTAAACTTAACGCTGAATTTATCGAACAACAAAAAGTTGTTATGAGTTCAGTACAAAGTTTGTTAGAAACTCCTGTGCAAATGTCTAAACAAGAACCAAGTCGTGAACTACGTACTTTTGAAAAACACTTAGTTGAGCAAAAGCGTCGTAACGAATTGTTAAAAGGTTTATGAGTAAATATAAATTCTCAGATTCAGTAAAGCCTGTAACCGTAGAAGTATACGAGAACGGTTTGTATATTAACAAACAAGTTGTAGGTATATTCCCTTATGGTATCCAATCAGGCGTTATAACTGAAGACATGCTAACGGATTCAATGTGTGAATACTTAATGACTAAAGCTGAGTATCAAAACACATTTGTTAGTAACGATAATAAAGAAACAAAAACAAAAAATAAAAAATAAAAAAACATGGCTATATCTTACACCGCTGTAGAATTTCGTGGTAAAGCTACCCCAGAAATTTTCAAAGAGCTGTATTTCTCTAATGACACTCTTGACAAAGGCTTAGTAACTTTTCAAGATGATGTAAAATACGACACAATTTTCAGTGACGCTGCTGTTACTGTAACTCAACAAGCTTGGACTGCTGGCTCTCCTTCAGCTTCAGGTGCTATCACTTTGACTGATACTCAAATTATCCCTGTAAAGGTTGAGTATTACGATGAGTTCATCCCTTCTGCTGTTGTTTCTGGACGTTACAAAACTTCCATGAAAAAAGGTATTTGGAATGATGTATCTGATGAATTTATGCGTGTGGTTCTTGATGACCTAATCGCTGGTAAAGTTTCTGCTGATGCTGAATCTAAATTCTGGAATGCTGCTAAAACTGCTACTAAAACCGCTGTTGCTGCTTTAACTCCTGGTACTGGTCAGGCTTCTGTAGGTGCTGCTGAACAGACTTATGTTGCTTCATTAACTGCTTCTCAATTTGATGGTGTTGTAACTCGTATGATTTATAACGCTGGTGCTTTGGGTGGACGTGTTAAAGTTGCTGGTACTACAATTACTTCAAGTAATATCGCTTCTCAGTATGCTTTAGCTTATGCTGCTATCCCTGCTGTTAACTTAGCAAGCTCTGAGGCTCCTGTAATTTACGCTCCTAAATCACACAAGCAATTAATTAACTTAGCTAACTTGACTGCAACTAACTTTATAAAAGTATTTGATGTTCAAGGTGGTGAGTATTATTATGCTGGTTTAGTTATTAAATTTGTTCCACTTCCTGAGAACTGTATAGTAATCGCTAAGCCTTCTGACCTTCATTGGTGTACTGACACAACTTCTGACATCACTATGATGAAAGTTATGCCAGTATCTAACTTCAGCAAAACTTGGGGTTATAACGTAGCATTCACTGAATTTGCTCACGTTACTCACCAATCTGCTAACGTACTTTATTTAGGATAATAACAAGGGGGTGTAATTCCCCCTTATTTTAAACACAAAAAAATATGCCTTGCGCTTTAACATCTGATTATAGTTACGTAGGTTGTAAAGGTGGTGCTGGTGGAATACGTCGAGTACTTATAACTGAGTACGCTAACGTAAACAAAACCACTACCGTAATTGCTTCCGGTGTAATAACTACTTTAGGTATGGTAACTACAAAAGAGTTCCGCGAATACCTATTAGATAAAGAGATGGGAATGTTTACAGACAACATGGCCCAAACTCTTGCAAATGGTACTATCGTTTACACTCCTGTAATCGACTTTACCGTTAAAGGATTAACAACTGCTTTAATTCAAGAGCTTAAGTTAGTAAGTCAAAATACCTTAATGATGATTGTAGAAGACGAAACCGGTGCATACTGGATGTTCGGCTACGGTCGTGGTATGGACTTGTTAACTGCTTCTAAAGAAAGTGGAACAGCTTTAGGTGATTTCCGTGGACAAAAACTACATTTTGAAGGCAAAGAATCTGAGCCTATTTATGGAGTTAGTTCAAGTATCATTACTGCTTTATTGTCTCCTGCCGCCTAATATATATCCCTCTTGGGAAAGAAGAGCCTCACAAATAGTGGGGCTTTTTTTATTTATGCCAAAAAGGTTTTATTTGGTATTTATAATTAGTGATTAAATTAACTACAAATACAACTCAAAACGTTTATTTAACTTTAACTGAAAAGGTTACTTTAACTAATCCAAAGTTTTTATTTGAGTTTATAAATAACGAATCTCAGTCTAAATACTATTGCATTTCTGCTAATTTTTCGACACATAAAGGGAGATTTGACGTATTTAGTATTCAAGTTATGACATCTCCTAACAATCTTATAGGGCAAATAAGCCTATCTGTAGGGGAGTATGATTATAACGTTTACGAACAAACAAGTACCACTAACTTAAATCCAAGCGGACTGAACAAGTTAGAGAATGGAAAGTGTGTAGTATTTAATTCATCACCAAGCACTGTAACTGAATATAACGGTGCTTCACTTACAGATGTAATTTATGAAGGAGCTTAAAAAATTATCCGATAACATATATTTAGTTAATCTCAAGGCACAACAAGCACCTGAGAATTATTTAAACAAATCAAAAGGTATTATTTCATGGGGTAAGAAAAACGACTATCCCTCTTATTTACTTTATTTATATGAAAATCACGCGGAGCATGGCGGTATTATTAATGGCAAGACGCGCTATGTTGTCGGTACTGAAATCGTACCAAGCGTTGATACTAACGAAGTTAAAGCGTTCTTAAGTAAAGCTAACCCTTATGAGAGTTGGTTTGAACTATCTAAAAAATTAAAAAAGGACCAAACTATTTACAATGGTTACGCTGTTAAAATAACTACTAATATGCTTGGAGTTCCTTTATATTTTGAGCATATTGACATGGGGCGGTTAAGGGTTTGTGATGATTTATGCTCTGTTAAATACTCTGAGGATTGGTCTAAATATCACACCGACTCAATCGAGTATCAATTATTTGACTTTGCTAAAATAGGCACAAAACAAGTAGGTGAGTTTATTTACATTTATAGGTCGTATTCTCCAAAGGTAGACAGTATACAATCTGCCTATCCTAATCCTGAATACCTTTCATGTATTTTAGATATAGACACTGATATTGAAATTTCACAATTCGGAAACTCACTTATAAAGAATGGATTTAGTGCTGGGCATATTATAACAATTTTTTCAGGCGAACCAACAGAACAAGAAAAGGAATCCATTAATAACCGTTTATTAGAGGCCTCAACGGGTTCTAATCAAGCCGGTAAGGTATTAGTATCATTTGCACCAAAAGACGGTAAAGGGGCTGAAATTACTTCCGTTAACGTATCGGATTTAGACAAACAATACCAAGAAATAAGTAAAAGAAACTTACAGAAAATCTTAACAGGACATAACGTACCTGGTGTTCTTTTTAAAATCCAAACAGAAGGCAAGTTAGGTCAACGGAATGAATTAATAGAAGCTCACGAGTTATTTATTAATGAATACGCAAAGCCTGAACAAATGCCATTTAATGAGCTTTTAAAGAAGTCATATAAAGCACGTAGCGGTCAGGATGTAGATTTCGAAATTAAACAATTCGAGCCTATTGGTTTAGAATTACCTTTAGAAAATTCTAATATTATTAACTTATTACCTAAGGAGGTAGTTGTAGATTACATAGCTAAAAAATACGGTTTAGATTTAAACACTACCGTAACTCAGCCTACTAATATATCACAACCAGTACTTCAGGTTAACGAAGCCTTAAAAGGATTAACCGGAAGGCAAATGCAAAACTTAATGCGAATAGTTAGGAAGCATGAAAAGGGAGAACTAAGTAAGGACCAAGCCTTAGTATTAATTAAAGGAGGTTTTGGAGTTAGTGATTCCGAAGCTATGACCTTATTAAACGCTGCTGAAGATGTTAAATTCGCTTTACAGTCTAAAGAACAAAAATTCTTTGAATTAATTAACAAATACGGAGTTGAGTTTAGTGATGACCAAGTTTTAGAATTTGAAGATAATAGAGTACAATTAGCCGAAGGGTTTAACCTTAATTCTTTACGTAATTCGATTTTAAACATATTTAAAGGCAATCCCGATACTGAGTCAAACTTTTTAAAAAGGCTCTTTGGAATAGGCTCTAATGACGTAAACAAACAAATTGACTGGTTAGAAAAAAAGGGATTAGTAGAAAAAAAAGACGGTTCGTACTATCCCACCGAAAAGGCTCTAAATAAAGAAACTAACGAAATAGACTCGGAGGTTGTAACTCTTTACACTTACGAAAAGCGTGAAGATGTTGACGGACCAACAATAAAAGATACCACACGTCAATTCTGCAGGGATATGTATAACAATACTCACAGGGGCGGTAAAAAAGTAGGTTTAAGTTACGAAATGATTGATAATATCTCTAATGAGTTCGGTGAGAACGCTTGGGATTATAGAGGTGGTTGGTATAATGATGGAACAGATACAACGCCTTGGTGTAGACACGTGTGGCAAGGTCAAACAATTTTAAGAAAGAAATAATGGCACTCTGGATAGGACAAGAATACTTAAAAAGCAAATCAGTAATAAACGATAACGCTGATTTTCAAATATTAAAACCTATTATTCAAGCGGTTCAGGATTTATTCATTGAACCTATTTTAGGTACTAAGCTTTACAAGCAAATAGATTTACAGATTACGAATAATACCTTGACGGTAGCCAATCAAACATTACTTAATGACTATATTTTAAAGTGTATGTTATGGTATGTAATGGCTGAAAGCTCTAAGGTATTTAAATTTAGGTACACTAATAAGGGGATAGTAGTAAAGTCCGGCGAGAACTCCGAATCTATAAGCACAGATGATTTAAAATTCATTGTAGACGATTGGAAAAACTACGCTGAGGTTTATGCTGAAAAGACTATTAATTATATTACGCAGAACGAAAGTAGCTATCCCGAATACTCTAATAATAATGGAGTGGATGAAATCGTGCCTAAGGGTAGCGGATTCGATTCACCTTTTTATTTAGAGGACCAATTTGTAAAGAACTGGAAAGAGAGAAAAAACGCAGGTAACTTTTAATGAATAAAACAGACAGAAAAATAATAGAGTATCTTTTAAAAACAAAACTAAGTGCTTACATTAAACCAGATAGTAAAGAAGTTAGAAACATTCGCAAACGACCACAAGCAACTAAGCGGTAATTTCCTCTTCGGTCAGTTTTACGATTATGTAGCTAATAAGTCAGAGCAATATCCTGCTATGATTATTTATTTACAGCCTAACCAATTATCGGAGAATACAGATACTTATACTTTTCAAATCACTATTTGCGACCGACTTAAAAAAGACGATACAAACGAAATCGAGGTTTTAAGTGATACTAACTTAATCGCCAAAGATTTAATAACATACTTTAAAAACTCCCCAACGGAACGGGATGTAATAATTAACACTTCAGTTACTTTAAACGACTTCTCAGATAGGGAAGATTCCGAAACTGCTGGATACTTTTTTGATATAACATTTAGACAAAACTTTGACTATAACTATTGCGATATACCACTATGATAACTAAAACAACGATAACACGTCCAAACGATACCACTGCATACGCTACCGGAGATGTAATAAATGCAAGTGGCTCAACAACTCCTATCCTTTTGGATTTAGGGAAACTTACAAATAACTCATTTGTATTTCAAACACATTTAATAAGCTCAAACGCTTCAAGTACGCCGAGTATTGATGTTTACTTTTTTAGTACATCTTTTACTATTGCTGCTGATAATGCCGCTTTAGCTCCGAGTGCTGCTAACTTGGGTACTTACTTAGGTAAAATAAGCCATACTTCATGGACTGCTTTTTCTAATGGTAAGATATCAAGTGCTAAGGCTGATGCTCCGATAGGACTTCAAGCCATAAGTCAGTATTCAGGTGGAACGACTTTAACAACTGATTCAGCTTACATTTACGCTGTATTGGTAGCCGCTGGAGCTTATACACCAACTGCTAACGAACAAATCACTTTAAAAGTAGACGTTGATTAATGAGGTTACAACCTGTTAATTTATTCGGAACTAAGAAGCAATCAGGGATTGGGAATATATGGTTCTCAGTCCCTGAACTTATTGGATTAAGTCCATTAACTGCTTCAAGTGCCTTTACAATTAACGGTGAAAACCTACCATTAAATGGTACTATTCAAGTAACATGTTCAACTAACTTAGAAGTGACGGACTTTTTAGCCGTATCACCTACATGGAGTTCGAGTTTAACAATACCTTATCAAAGTTATAACTTAGCTACTGCTAATCAATTAGGCTCTAAGTGTTTTAAAGTTAGATTAAAGAATGTTCAATACGGGTACTATAATGAATCATTAACATGTACGGTAGGTAGTGTAAGTTCGGTTTTAAATTGCTCAGGGTATAATCTTACTTTAGATTCCGATGCTTTATCGTTTATTAGCGGAGCAGGAATAACCGACTCACTTCAAATGAGTGCTATTGATTATTTAGTAGTCAATTTAAAAAGTGCCGGTATTTGGACTAAATTAAAAGCGTGTTATCCGTTTATTGGTGGGACGTCTACAAAACATTCTTATAACCTTAAAAACGTTGCTCAGTATCAGTTATATTTTGGTGGTGGATGGATGCACGTAAACACAGGAATACGTGGTAACGGATTAAACACTTACGCAGATACAGGACTTTACGATATTGCAATGGCTCAGAATAGTATTCATCATTCTTTGAATGCACGTAATACAGGAGCTAATCCTTTGGGTTTTGACATGGGTGCTTATAAGATAGTTGACTTCCCTTCGTACATGATTATAAGTTATGGAAATACTAACATAATAACCCGACTTAATCAATACGTTGACGATATTGCATCGAATACAGACACGCATGGATTTTACACCATTTCACGTACAGGAGCTAATACTTCAGCGACTTTTAAGAATGGAACTAAAATAATAAACTCAACTCAGGCAAGCGTAGTACCTAACAATACTTATTCAACTTATATAGGTGCTATTCATTATTCAGGTGGTTCGCTTTATTCAACTTATAAAGAGTATAGTTTTGCAAGTATCGGAGATGGGTTGACGGATACAGAATGTCAGGATTTAAATACAATAGTAGTTAATTATAATAATATTTTATCACGATGAGAAAAACATTAAAGGTTGTAGCATTTGGAGGTGGACCAGCGGACGCATTTATAAAAGCCGCAGGAATAACAGACAGTACTCAACAAACAGCTATAAAGACATTAGTTAATGATTTAAACGGTTATGGGTTATGGTCTAAGATGAAGGCTATTTA